AAAAAAAACAAAAAATAAGGAAATAACATGCCCATGAAAAACCCTCACAAATACAATACAAGAATCGGCTCTTCGCAACAACATCAGTTTAGCGAAGTACCACACGCCGATATACAACGTTCAACATTTGATAGGAGTCATGGGCTAAAAACTACATTTAATGCCGGTCAACTAGTACCAATTTACGTTGATGAAGCGCTCCCAGGCGACACGTTTTCGTGTAACCTCACTGCATTCAGCCGATTAGCAACACCAATTCATCCAACCATGGATAATGCATTCATGGATACCCATTTCTTTGCAGTACCAGTCAGATTAGTCTGGGACGATTTCGAAGAATTTATGGGAGAAACAAAAACTTATAAAGCAGCTGGTTCCGACAGATTAGACGGAACACCCGACTTTTCAGTCGCAGCGCCAGTACCACCGACAATTACTGCGAGTGGCAGTGGAGAAGCAGAAGGATCACTGTCCGATTATTTCGGAATACCAACAAAAGTTGGAGGATTAGAATTTAGTGCATTATGGCACCGAGCATATACGCTCGTCTGGAACGATTGGTTCCGAGATGAAAACCTCCAAGCACCTAAAACATTAGACACAACAAGTGGAAATGATACTACAACGTATTCATTACTTAATAGAGGAAAAAAACATGATTATTTTACATCAGCATTACCATGGCCTCAAAAAGGCGCAGATGTAACTATACCATTAGGCACAAAAGCAAATGTCACAACTGATGCTACATACCCAGACGAATTATCAATAGTCAAAGGTGGCAGTTATTACACTATGCCATCGGCTGACTCTACAAATAAAAGATTATTAATTAATGATGCAGCCGACGGTGTTGCAGATCAAGTTATGTATGCTGATTTATCAGATGCAACAGCCGCAACAATTAACCAACTTCGATTAGCATTTGCTACACAAAAATTTCTTGAAATACAAGCTAGAGGTGGTTCAAGATATATCGAAGTCATAAAAAATCACTTTAATGTAACTAGCCCAGACGCTAGATTACAACGACCAGAATATCTGGGTGGCGGAAGCTCACCGGTAAATATTAGCCCGGTCGCACAAACATCGTCAACTGACGCAACAACACCGCAAGGTAATTTATCGGCCATAGGAACAACAGTATTAAGTGGCCACTCTTTTACAAAGAGTTTCACTGAACATACAATAGTAATAGGTATGGTATCTGTAAGAACAGATCTAACATACCAACAAGGATTGAACAGAATGTTTAGTAGAGAAACAATATATGATTACTACTGGCCAACGCTTTCAACGATTGGCGAACAAGCAGTCAAAAATAAAGAAATATACGCACAAGGAACATCAGCCGACGAAACTACGTTCGGCTATCAAGAGCGTTACGCGGAATATAGATATAAGCCAAGTTCAGTAACTGGCAAATTCCGTTCAAACGCAACAGGAACCCTAGAATCATGGCATTATGCACAGGAATACGCAAGTCTGCCATTACTTGGTGATTCATGGATTCAGGTAACAGACACAAACGTACAACGTACATTAGCGGTAGCAAGCGAACCTCAATTTATATTTGATTCGCTATTTAAACTTAGATGTACAAGACCAATGCCTGTTAATAGCATACCTGGAGGAACTCATTTCTAATGTTTGAAAATTTTTTAAATTTTGGAACCGGGTTAGGCACTGCAATAGGTGGCCTCTTTGGATACAAAGGGGCAAAAAAACAAAACATTGCAAGTGCGCAACAGGCACAACAACAAATGGCATTCCAAGAACGAATGTCCAATACTGCAGTTCAACGCCGAATGGCGGATCTACGAAAGGCTGGAATTAATCCAATATTAGCTGGCCAAAAAGAGGCCAGCTCACCAGCTGGTGCAATGGCACCTCAAGTTAATGAAGCACAAGTTGCATTATCAACAATAGGAAGTGCAGCTGGTATAGCACAAACAATATCACAAGCAAATTTAAATGCAAAGAAAGCTGGAATTGCATCTCCAGCTGCCGATTTAGGTACAATACTTAAGCAAATCCTTAATAGATTAGGATTTGATCCTGACACTACTGAGTCTACAATGGACGATATAGCAAGG